GTTACGAACCAAGCTATTCAGGTTTTACAAGGACCATACATCACTAATCAATATGGTGGGGGCATTGCTTGTCAAGGACCGACTGCTAATATCACACCATTTATTACTCATGCTCGTAATGAGAAGGATCCATTTGAGACACATTACATGGAACCTCAGTATGATAACAGAGATTTTAAGGGTCAATTAGTAGAAACTCAAAAGGTAGTAAAGAACTGGCCATGGGAATCTTGGTATGACGATAGAACATATACCAACTCAGATGGCGAGACTGTTCGTGCATATGAAGATGGTCAGGATATGACTATCAGAACAATGGAAATGATGGGAGATGGTGTTCCTGATAATCCTGGAGCAGAACTCTGGCAGAAACCAGTAAGAACTGGTGACACTAAAAACTATAGTACCAGTCTTGGTTTATCCGCAACAATCTCTTTCCCACTTGATGGAGGACTACAAGAACGTTGTAAGACAGCAGCAGATACTCAAATCCAAATGCAGCAACAGTTAATTGCTAATAAAAGATTAGATTTTGAGATTGCGAGACTTAAAAATTGTGGCGAACTAATGCAGAAGGGAATTAGTTTCCATCCCAGAAGTCCTTATTTTAAAGTGTGTGCTGATGTGGTAGTTCAAAATGTAACTACTGTCAAGCAACATCGTCACTCTATCCCTTCGGTTTCAGTGCCGACCGTAGGATCTTTATCGCCCGGTTCCGGTCGCGTTGCTCCGCCTTCCTCTCAGTCGCAGACAATACCGGGGGTTTCTTACCCCGTAAGGCAGCAATCTTCTTCACAACCTTCTTCGTCACAGGTTTCACCACTTTTAACAAAAGGTCAGCAAGAGGTTTTGCGAGCAGTGCCGAGGTCGTTGCCACCACAGCAACTGCAACGGTAGCAGTTATCATACCTGCTGATGGTATGTTTTGGACAATCTGATCAGGTATATCTAAATTTTCAAATACAGGGAGACATTCTTTTCCTACTGTCTCATACCTAGTAATCTTTTTATTACCCTCTAGGATTGTTCCTACAGGGTTTTTTAATTGTTGTGCTCTATCAGGACACTCTACTTTTTCAGGAGGTGGTGGTGTATTTGTCTTTGACTTTGGTGGTGTAACTTCTTCTACTTCTGGTGCTTTATATGGTGGGGGTGGTGGAGATGTTGTTTCTATCGTTAATCTACGAGGATCATAATCAACTGGATTATAACTAGGAGTTCCTGCATCACAAAATACCTGGACACCATCCTTGTCCTCTTCTTTTAGAGTTGTATTCTGACTACTATCTCTATGCGACTCAACGCATCCTGGTATATTAACAATAGGAACACCCACCTGTGTAGACACGGGTGGGTAAATTGGAACTGCTTGTGAAGGTGTCTTTAACCAATCAGGTGTTTCACTAATGAATAAATTACCAACTTGCTTAATTCCAATATCAATATTACCTATTTGGATTTCTGGAATCATTACTCAACCAGAGTGCCATGTTCTCTACGAATGACACGAAGTGCTTCAAGGTTCATATCTTTGGTGCCACCATCATATGCATGAGCATATCCTTCTTCAATCATTTGCTCGTTAAGGGACACGCTGTCGTCCCCAATGTAAAGCCACCCCAGAAGACGACCGTATTTGCCAGTACCGCCAACAAGTTCAGTCCTAACAGACAACTCATCATCACCAGCCAACGTACCTTCGAGTTTCTCTTTGAGCCAGTTGGTTGCGTCGATTCCAAGTGCTTTCTCCTCTAGGTTTTTGGTCCTTTTCTCTGGCGTATCAACTCCAGCAACTCTAACTCTTTCTTTCTTGTATAAATCAAACCCGAGGTCGATAGTAACATCAATAGTATCACCATCAAGGACACGGTTGATCTCCGTCACTCGGAAGTTGTAGCAGGACTTCCTGCTTGGGGGTGTCATCTGTCCCATCTTTTAATTCTGCAAACGCTATCCTTAATATGTATACGATACAATAGAATGCTCCTGCAACTGCAAGTATCACCATAATGATCACTGACCATACAGGATCATTTGGATTATCTAGGGGGCGAAGAAACAGTTCCATCTTTACTATTCACACTAGGGATTAATTGATAAGATAATTTATCTCTCAGTTTATTTACACGTTCTTCATCAAATTGGGAAAATTTTCCTCTCTTCTCTACATGTTTATAATAATGTAAAGCATTTTGGATGATTGTAAAATCTTCCATATCTAATTCAAAATTCATTAGCAATCATTAAATACACTACCAACTGTAGAACCAACAGTAGAACCTACTCTACCACCTAAAAGTGCTACCCAACCAGCCGCCAACCATCCAACATAAGGAATGCCAATTACAGCAGGAACACCAACACCAGCAGCAATACTAGTTCCTGCCATTGCACCTTGTGACCGTGCTCCAGCGTCCGCCACGATACACTCTATTTCTTTTGCAGACTTTCCCTCGCCGTCTACAGCACCTCCTAGATTTCTAGTGCCGTCCATAGTGTATTGATCTCTGCGCCACTCACGGCGACTTTCGTTACCACCACCAAACAATCCTCTCTTCTCTTTATCTAATGATAGAGATTTCTGTGACTCAAGAACAGCAGGATCGTTTGCTTTATATTCTATACTATAACCTTCTTTATCTGCCTCAATCTTGTATGAGGAATAATCTCCCCTCGGAAAATTAATAACTGGTGCTTCTGGCACTCTGGTTGCTTTAATGATGTGTCCCAGAACACCGATATGTGCTACGGCAACAACACCACCAACTCCTAATGCAGTCCATTTAAAGAAGGTCATAAGATTACATCTGATAAGGTTTTTCTGTTGAAGCAAATCCAATTTGGATTGGTGCTTGTTCGATACGAATAGTTTGTGCAGGTGCAGTTTGTGCTGCTGCAGCAATCAATCTTTCCATATCTGCTTTACTAATACCACCACCATTGCCATTACTTTCTCCTGCTTTCTTTGCTGCCTGAACACCAAAAGTCGCAAGCACCCCAGTAAAGACACTCGCGATAAAAGTAGGATCTAGTTTTTGTTCAGGAATTCCAAGTGCTGGTGGAAGTTTGATGTATGCCAACGTGAGTATTCCGCCAGACCAAACAAGGATGCCGAGCCTAACAAAAGTAGACAGAATAGCAAGCTGCTCTTCTTTATCATCTGCAGCTGCCTTTATCTTTCCCAGAAGACCTTTCTTCTTGGGATCTTCTTTCTTGACTTCCTCTGGCATTCCATATGGAGCAACGCATCTCTATTTAGAAATATAACCTTCTTTAACTAGATACTCTCTAGTTAAAGGAGTTGGTTCATATTCAGTCCACATTTGACCAGCAGCACAAGCATTCAATGCATTCATAGTCATACCTTCTGTCTTACCTGCCCACATTGCTTCCTTCTCCCACGGAATTGCTCCTGGTTGCAATGCATATGTCCTACGTACCATCTCTTGCCACATCTCAGGAACACTTTCCTCCGGTAAGATAATAGCAATCAAACTATTATCAATCGTTCCTGCCATACAATCCTGTGCAGCGTGCCATCCTTCATGACGCATCACACTCATTAAAACATGAGGGCGACTCATGAATGTCTTATTTAAATAGAAGTTATTACTTACAGTATGATAGACACCACGATTTCCTACTGGAAAATACTTTTCGTCAGCAAGATATACACCCACACCAACTTCACTTAGTGAAGAGAGCATATGATTGAACTCTTGTGCCACTGAAGTAAATGCTTCAGGGTTATCATAATTTGAAGAAACATCTAACAAAGAATTTACTTCAGTCACATCATCGGTGCATTCTCGAAGAAGCATACAACCCATAGAATGACTAGAATAATAATGTTCTTTTCTAATAGGGTCTGCCATTGCAGGAGCAGCAAGACATGCTGCCATCAAGGCCATAATAAGTTTTTTCATATCAGAAAGGTAGAGCGGGTCCGGTAGTTGTGGGAAGTGGTAGAGCACCACCAGTAGTATCAGGAAGTTCTGGCAGTGCAGAATCCATCATTCCAGGTAGAGCACTAGTAATCGCTTCTGCTGCTGCTTTAGCAACATTCTCTTTTACTTGTTCGACAATAGCATCACGACGGAGATAAACAACTGTTCCTCCACCGATGATACCTGCAGTTCCTACAAATGATAGGACTGCTAAAACATTAATTACTTTTTGCATAATAAGCCTCGTAGTATTTGGCAATGCCGTTGCAATTTACATTACCTTGAGATACCCAGTCGTGAGCACACTCGTATATAGATTGATTAGCATACTTCGATTTTCTTGTGTTGTCAAGTTCAGTGCCATACCTACTTAACAAAATAAGAAGAGCTTGTTCTCTGAGTTTGAGTTTCTCTTTACTATATCTCCAATCATCAACCATGAATATTCTCCGATCCTCCTTGGAAGTTTTCTGATCCACCAACTGGGTCTAACTGAGTTGTAGTCTTTCCACACCTGGTTGCCATATCATACATCACTTCATGGATGTTGTCAGGTTCTTTGGGGTCTTGCCATTCAGGACGCAACCACCACCCATCATGGGGATCGTCATTGATGTGTTCATACTCCAGTTGTTTTTCTGATTTCACGGGTTCTCCAAACCAAGGATCATTTTTTAAAACTTTTGGTGCAGGTATTCCTATGAAACCATACCCTTGAGTAAGGTGTCCTGGTCCACATTCAAATAGAGGTGCTTCTAAGT